TGATGAAGCCACTATGCCTGACGATATGCCATTTGGTATGGCTGATCTTATTGTAGTTGCTGGTGATACTGGTGAAGAACTAGAGATGGCAGAGGGTGGGTTTGTAACACGTCCAACTACAGCTACACGTACCCAGCCACAGCAACAACCAACATATACACAACCGCCTGTAGAACGTCCACCTGAGTTTCGTAGTACACGTGCCTTAACACCTGCTATTGAACAACCTCAACGTTCTGCTATTAGCTTTAAAGACCTTATGGATGAAGCATTCCTTGAATTTAAAGAATACCGTAATGAACAAGGTCAATCTTTATTTGTTGCATTTATTGGAGATAAACCCGTATATAATATTCCTGCTGGATACACATTATATGATCCAGAAGCTGTAGGCGAAGAACCAAATGAAACTGTAGAAGAAGTAAATGAAGCACTAAAGCAAACACCACCAGAACCAGATAAAGTAGATTCTGGTTTTACCCCTGATCTTAGAAGTGAGTTTCAACGAGCAGGTAGCTGGGACGGTGCTTCATTAGATATGTATATTAAAGAAGCATCTAAGTTTACAAACGGTTCTACTTCTGCTGCTACAGGTTTAATGGGTGCAATTGGTGGGCCAATACTAGGTGGTGCTATGTATCTTGGTACAAAGATGCAAAAGAAGAAAATACTTGAAACTATAGATGCACGTATTGAAGAAGCTAGAGGTACACCTATTGCTGGTCAAGTAGCTGCATTACAAGAAATTAAAAAACAATTAGAAGAAGGTGGCGGTGGCCTACTAGATAGTGTTGTTAATGTAGTAACTAATATTTTTGCTCCAGAAGAAGTTAAAACAAAAGCAACAAATGCGGCTAATGTTGATGCAAGTGAATCTGCTACTGTAACTACTGATGCTGTTGTAGCTGCCGTATCCCCACAAATAGTATCTACTCGACCTTCTTATGCAACTATGGATGTAGGTGAAGCTGGACGTGGTACATCTACTACTCCACCACCAGTTTCTGACCCATCTGGTCCAGCAGCCGCCGAAGCTACATTCGGTGCTCCATTAAGTGATAAGACTCCCCCACCAGTAGATGAATTAGTTTTTACTCCTACAATACCACAACAAACACAAACCTTTGCGCCAGTAAAGGGTGATAGGGCAGGAGTAATAACAGGCCCACCTATTTCTACAACAGATCAACCTGCATTTTTATCTGATGTACCAGTAGCAGGTGATAGGGCAAGAGTTTTATGGCAAACTACACCTTATGATGGTGTTTCACCAAACACAAAAGGAACAGCAGGTAATAGGGCAGGAGTATTGACACCAAGTAATATACAGCCACGAGACCCTTATGCAGGTTTAGATAAATACCCACTCCCCCCACCAGCACCTATATCTGGACCAAAACAATCTGAATTAGCTGGTGGTGTAGCAACTGTACCACAACAAACATACACATCTACTGGTGCTCAGATGCAAGCTAGTCAAAAAGCATTGCAAGATGTTGCTCCCATATTACCCGATTCTGCTCCTATGTTAGAACCGTATGAACCTGCACCTATTACAACGGGAATAGGTTACGATACAAGTTTAGGTCAAGACACATCTTCTTATGCAGTAACACCAGAACAAGTTGCATATAGTACTAGTGTGAGTAAAGGACAAGAAGACCCATACGATCCTAGAGGTATATTGCCTGTATCTGAACAGGTAACAAGAGCACAACCTGTGACTGTACAAGCACAGGTAGAAGCACCTAGTATGGCTATGCCTGATGCTTTTGTAAAACCGTTGCCAGTACCTAGTAGGAGAACTTCTGAAGCCGCAATTATACCCCCTATGACTGTAAAACCACCTCTTATTGGTTCAACACAACTTGATACAGATTTTTTAACTCCTACTGTAGATACTACAGGTGGTGCTCAGATAAGGACAGATAGAGGTTTTGTACCCACTAATGTAGCTGACCCTGCCGCAACAGCAGAAACAGTTAAGCCTGTTAGTGAGGTAGCTACAGATAGAGGTTACGTACCCACTAATGTAGCTGATCCTGCTATTACTGTAGATACTAGTGGTGACTATGCTGATCCTCGTGGTCGTGAGCAACTACCAAGTGTAGAACAAAAATTAAGTAGTTTGCGTCCTGATGAAACATCTTTACGGCCTAAAGCTAGACCTACTGTGACAGAAAAACGTGCAGCTAAAGTTCCTGCTGTTAAAAAAGTAGAAAAACCAAAGGGTAAATACAATCCTGCAGATTCACCTTTAGCTGCTGGTTTTAAAGGTAATAAACTTTCTATTAAAGAACAAAAAGTATTTGACAACTCTATTGATCGAGGCGATGATGCACTCACAAATCACTATGCTGCGATTAATAGACTACGTAATAAACAAGATGCCTTTGCAGAGGGTGGATTTAATCGTGCTGAAGGTGCAGCTATGGGGCTGTCTAGTTATGATATGGAACAGGCTGAAAAGTTTGGTGGTAGTATGCAAACTGCCATTGATAAAGGCACACACGTACGTCAAAAAAACCCATTTAAAGAACCACGTAAAGTTACAAAAGATAAACCTGCTGGTTCACAAAAGAGTGATGAAAAAGAAGATAGTGGTTGTGTAATTGCTACACACGGTATTTCTACAGGCGGCTTTAGTTTAATGGATAAAGCAAAAGCAGAAATATGGTGTGAACGTACCTATCATGGTAAATGGTATGGTGAAGCATTTAGACGTGGGTATCGTTATGCAGGTACTAGAGCTATAGAAAAAGGTAAAGCAAGAGAACACTACCAAGAGTTTAAAGACTTTGTTGCATATGGTCGTGGCTTAAAGAAAGATTGGAAGTCTTCAATTAACTACTATAAACGTACTATTCAATTCTTTTTAACTGGACTTTTTGTAAAAGAGGATATATAATGGACAGACTTGAACAATACTTTGATAGTATTATTGATAACTACAACACACTAAATGACGAAGAAAAAGATGCTATTCGTGGTATGAAAGGTACTGCAGAAGGTAATATCTTACGTAAAGTTTTAGGACCAGAAATAGGCACATTTGACTTTAAAGAAAAAAGTAAACCTATGGCAATGCCTAAGAAACGTGGTCTAGCTACACGATAAATTTGCTAGATATGCTGGCTACTCACCCCCCATCCAACATGGCTACGGTGGCCCTAGTTCAAGGAAACATAATGCCCGATACTATTATGGCTGAAGAAGTGCAGCCCGAAAAGAAAACAGCTTTCGCAAATCGTAAGTATACTAACGAAGAACGAATCAAAAAAGAAGAAGAAGAATTAGAACAACTTATTGCAGAACAAAAAGGTGAAGCTAAAGAGGAAGAGCCTCAAGAAGCTGAACCAACTAATGCAGAAGAGAAAAGTTTTAAAAAACGTTATGGTGATCTTCGTCGCCATATGCAAGAAAAAGAAAAGTCTTGGGAAGAAAAGTTTACTAAACTTGAAGGCCAGTTACAAGACGTAACACGTAAAGAGATTAAACTACCTAAGTCTGACGAAGACATTGAGGCTTGGGCTACACAGTATCCAGATGTAGCAGCTATTGTAGAAACCATTGCAATTAAAAAGGCACGTGAACAAGCTGCTGGATTAGAAGATCGTGTAAAAGAGATTGATGAGATGAAAGCAACTGCATCTCGTGAGAAAGCTGAAGTCGAGCTTATGAAAGCACACCCTGACTTTGGTGAAATTCGTGATAGTGATGCATTCCACGAGTGGGCAGAAGAGCAGCCTAAGTGGGTGCAAGATGCACTATACGAAAATGATAATGATTCACGTTCTGCTGCTAGGGCAATTGATTTGTACAAAGCAGATATGAACATTAAGACAAAGAAACCTGCCAGCAATAAAGATGCTGCACGTTCTGTGAATAGTCGTAATAATAGAAGTCAACCTGATACCGATAATGACACGGCGGTATTTAAAGAGAGTGATGTAAATAAAATGTCACCTCAACAGTACGAAAAGGCTGCTGATGCAATCATGGAATCTATTCGTACAGGTAAATTTATTTACGATATGTCGGGTTCAGCCCGATAAAAGGTATTGACATATAATATATTTATGATATAACTATGTGTACAATCTAATGGTGTGACCCCTTTATGGAATACTCGCACCATTAAATACTCTTAGCAAACAACAATAGCTTTCGGACAACCTAATGTCTTATGGCCCATTTGATGGAAGGTAGGCCAACTTTCCTAATAATGCACCCTACTAGAATTAGCCTCTGTATAAGTAACTTGAAGGTTTGCATCTGTGTCTCAATGCTAAAGGAGAATTAAAATGGCATTTTCGACAGCTTCTGGTCATGGAAACCTACCTAATGGTAATTTCTCGCCAGTTATCTACAGCAAACAGGTGCAACTTGCATTCCGCAAAGCATCTGTTGCCGAGGCAATCACAAACTCTGACTATTTCGGAGAGATTGCAAACATGGGTGACTCAGTAAAAATCATCAAAGAACCTGAAATCACCGTAAAAGAATACGCACGTGGTACAACTATCACACCACAAGACTTGGATGATGAAGACTTTTCATTGACCATCGACAAAGCAAACTACTTTGCCTTTAAAGTCGATGACATTGAGGAAGCCCACTCTCATGTAAACTTCCAAAGCCTTGCAAGTGATCGTGCTGCGTATCGTTTGTCAGATCAGTTTGACCAAGACGTTCTTGGCTATCTAACTGGTTTTAAACAATCAGCACTACACGGTACACCAGACACAGTTAACACTACTGTTAATGGTTCTAAGGCCGTTTCAACTGCAGGATCAGACGAGTTGTTGTCTTCAATGAAAATTGATGCTAATGACTTTGGTGGTTCAGCAGGTGATGCACTTGCACTTCAGCCTCGTACTGGTGGTGCAACTGACTCAACTCCTGCTGCTGGTGACACATTCCCATTGACTGTGATTGCACGTATGTCTCGTCTTCTTGACCAGCAAAACGTGGACTCACAAGGTCGTTGGCTTGTTGTTGATCCAGTATTTATGGAACTGCTGAAAGATGAGGACTCCCGTTTGTTTAACGCAGACTTTGGTGGTTCTGGTCTTCAGAATGGTCAAATCGGAACTAAGATTCACGGATTTACCTGTTATACGTCTAACAACCTTCCTACCGTTGGTACTGGTCCTTCCTTTACTGGAACGAACTCATCTACTAGCTATGGCATGATTGTTGCTGGACATGATTCTGCTGTCGCAACTGCGGAGCAAATCAACAAAACAGAAACATACCGTGACCCAGATTCATTTGCCGACATTGTTCGGGGTATGCATCTATATGGCCGCAAGATTCTTCGCCCAGAAGCTCTTGTGAATGCTAAGTATCACTTGGCATAAGGGGAGGATTGAAACATGGCACTTGGTGATAACACCCTTCGTTCAGCCGCAGGTAACTCGCAGCGTGGACGTAACCCCTACATGGTTCAAACTACCTTGAATTGGGCTACAGCTTTGTCAGACAAAGGTTCTGCTCTTGCAGCTTCCGATGTCGTTCCTGTCATTGCTGTACCTAAAGGTACTATGGTCCTTAATGCAGGTATCGAAGTTGAAACCGCATCCGATGGTTCTACTTTTACAGTAGACTTGGGTATGGTTGATGCTGACGTATTTGTTGATGGTTTCGATGCTACATCTGCAGCAGCAGTAGTCGCACAGAACCCTGCAGCATATCAGCCCGTAATGGCTGTTGCTGATGACAACATTGATGTAACAATTGCTACCCTATCAGGTGGTGCTGTTTCATCAGGTAAGTTCCGTGTTTGGGCAGTCCTAATGGATTGTACAGACATGGGTGACACGTCTGCTAATGAAGTAGATCGTGATACACTTGCCTAATAAATAACTACCAAGGGGCTGCTTTCGGGTAGCCCCTTAGTCACATTTAACTTGAAAGTATCTTATGGCATATACATATCTTGATCTTACAAACGAAGTTATTTCTCGTTTTAATGAAGTTACGTTGACCTCTTCAGGCTTTACTGCTGCAAGGGGCTTTCAAGTTCAATGTCAAAATGCAGTCAATGACGCAATAGAATATATAAACACAAGTGAGTACTCGTGGCCTTTTAATCACAATACAGAAAGTGATACTCTTGTGGCAGGTACTACACGTTATGCAATAGCTACTACTGCTAAACACGTAGACTACGATACGTTTAGATTAATTAAAGATGATTCATTAAGCTGTTCTGGTGGTAGTCTAAAAGAGCTAGACTATAAATCCTACTTAGATAATCATATAGCACAAGAAGATACCACAGGTGTGGGGAGTATTCCTAAGTATGTGTTTAGGACACCAGATAATAAGTATGGTTTATATCCGTATCCAGATAAAGCATATGCTTTAAAGTATGAGTATTATGCAAACTCTACTTCTTTATCTGCTGCAAGTGATGTACCTGCTATACCTGAACAATACCGTTCTGTAATTGTTGATGGTGCTACGGCATATGGTTATCAGTATCGTGGTGAAACAAATCAATACCAATTAAACTTTCAACGTTTTGAGGCTGGAATAAAACACATGAGAAGTTTACTTGTAAATAGAACTGTTTATATTAGGTCAACTGCGTTAAACCGTTATCCAAACGCAAGTAAGTTTATATAAGGTAAAGTATGCCAGATCAATCAGGCCTTAATCCATTTGTATTTCCACTAGAGGGTGGCTTAGTTCTTGACCGTTCTACATTCTCTATGCAACCCGGCATGGCATTAGAGTTAGAAAACTTTGAGCCTGACGTTGGTGGTGGGTATAGACGAATAAACGGATATACTAAGTGGAATACTAACATAGTACCACAAACCTCTGCCTCTACTGAAGCAGTACTA